CTCTGATTTATCTGAAAATGTTCCGTTTGTAGTTGGAAATCAAATAACAAACAATACAATAGATCTTGGAGAGGCAGTTTATTGGCTAGGCAGACATGCAGGATATTTTTATGCAAATGGAGAAATTATAAGATTTGATGCAGTTCAATACAGTATTCCTGGAGCAGAAAAAATAATTACAACACAAGATAGTAATGGAAAAATTAATTTTACAACAACAACAGTAGGTGCTGTTGGAAACGTTTGGATTAGCAGTAATCAAGAATATCAAAACTATATGGGTAAACTAACATTTAATGGAAAAATATATCCTACTGGATTAGTTCGTATTTATTCTGAACCAAAATATGAAGATATAAATGGAAGAACTGTTATGAAAAATGGAAATGTTTCCAGACATGGAAGAGGTCAGTTTGGAACGCCAATACTTTCTCACAAGGCTGGACTAGATGCATACTGGAGTAATGATTTGTATGTGCGTGGAATGGACATGGATAGCAAATATCTTTTTGGCTTAGAGTATATAGCAAAAGGAAAAGATGAATTAGTAAATAGTTTAGGACAACAGATAGTATTAGGAGAGGGTCCTGCTGGAGTAAATAATATTAGATCTAAAGAAAACAAAAGAACTGGGGTTATTAAAAACTTTTTATCTACATCCTTTACAAAAGAAACACAAAACAATACCATAAAGTCTACACAAACTGGATCAGTTCAATCTTCAGCATTAGTAATGTCTGGCCCGTCATTTCCAAATACAGAACAACCAATTGACTTTTTATCATATCAATACAAAGCATTAGACAATAGATATAAGCATTTTGGAACAAGAATGAGAATCGTTGGTAAAATTGAGTCAAGTGAGACACGTGGACAGACACCACTAAACTCCACACCATATTATGTGCTTCCTGGATCACAACCTAATCAAAGCCTTAATATATCTGGAGGTTCTGGTGGTATTGCTGTTTTATTAAACCCAAATACTAACGTTGGATATTATTTTGAAATTATATCTTTAACAGAAAAGAATGTTAGTGAATACTCAACTGCAGCAGAAAACCTTCATAATGTAGTTTTCTATAAAGTTTTGTCTAATCCAGAAGGTAAAGCAATACCAATAAAACTTTGGGGTGGCTTTACAAATATAATTGTAGACGACGGTAATTTTACTGGACAATCAAGATTAATGGGCGAAGAAAATCCAACAGTATATGATTTAGCGGTAGAGTATCAAGATGTTGGATCTATTAGAAAATTTTATTTATATATTAATAATCAAATAGTAGGAATTATAGATGACGAGACCCCTACTCCAATTTATAATAATATGGCTTTATTTGTACGTGGCGGATCGAAATGTATGTTTGAAAATATATATGCATTAACTAATAACTATAGCCAAAACACTGTCTTTTCATTAGACACTCCAGTGTCAGCAGCGTTTGGAGATAACGAAATTAATGCAAATGAATCATTTAGAAAATATGCAATGTCTGGAATTATTCAATCAACGTATCTTTCTGGAATCAGTCCAAGCCAACCGCCTAAATTTAATATTTATTTTGAAGAGTTTGGAAGCATAATGAGAGAAGCAGCGTATTTAAAAATTAGATATGATAAAGCATTTCCAGCATTATACGCACAACTATCTCCTACATTTAATAGAATTAAAGGATATACTGTATCTGGTTTTAGGGCTGGTTCATACGGAGCAGAATTCTTAATATTTAATTCTACAGATACTGCAATTAACTTAGATGAAACTAGCGGAAACTATTTGAGAATACAAGGAATAACATTTACACAGCAATCAGAAAATGAGTTAACAGTAGATAATTATTTTGCTAAAAATAGTAATTTTTCTGATCCAGAAATAGGTAAAGATGGTTTAATTATTTCACCAATTAAAACACAGCAAGATTTTGATAAAATAAAAACTAGCAGATTAACATATGGTAAAAAAGAATTTTCTATAGAGCCACCATATATCCAATCTGAAGACGACGCAAAAGATCTAATGTCTTGGATTATACAAAAAATTATGAAACCAAGAAAAAGCATAGGGCTTAAAGTATTTAATTTACCAATTATACAATTAGGAGATATAGTTAATATAGAATATAAAAATGAAAATAATCTAGATGTTATTGTTTCTCCAGAGTCAAAGTTTGTAGTTTATAATATAGACTATCAAAAGGATATAGGTGGCCCCAATATGACACTATATTTAAGCGAGGTGTAGAATGGTATATTTTACTGGCGACGGGAAAATAGTTTATGATGACTATCCAATTGCTCCTACGCATGAAGAAAAAATGTCTTGGAAAAATGGCAGTGCAAAAAGAGTAACTAGTGCTGCACAACTTCAAGAGTTTGCAGACTATATAAGTGGATTAAATGCAATACCAGATGACCCAACTGTATTATACCCAAATGGTACAGTAGATGGGAGTGTAAAGCCTGCAACAACTGACCTAATCTTATTTAAAGATGATACCCTTCCAGTAGACATAATGACAGATCTTATATTTGAAAATATAGGAGGTCAAGAATTAATTAATATAGTAAGATCAGATTTAGTTAATGGACAGAACATTTTATATCAGCCAATTAAAAATTTAAGTAGTGTATATTTTCAATACAATCCACAAAATATTTTAGGTTTACAGGATATAGATTCAAACTATTTCAAACAATTTCCAATTAATTTTTCTAGTAAAATACCAGAATGTGGCACTGGTCCAAATTGCTCTATAGTATATATTGATGAAGAAACTGGCGATTTGATCATTAATGTTATTAATTTAGCCAAAGACGAACAAGTAGAGGTCTCTATCATATCTGACGGGATAGTATTAGATGATACAATATATGAGGTGTAAATATGATTACTAACATTGGAAAAGGCATTTTAGCCAAATATCTTATAGGGCAGGCCCCTGCATATGCGTCCTATATTGCAGTAGGATGTGGAGCAAAACCACTAAATACTACTCAGCCATTTGCAGATTATTCAAATAAAGAAAGTTTAGATTTTGAAATGTTTAGAGTTCCCATTGTTTCAAGGGGATATGTCAATGACGGCGGAGTAGAAAAAATTGTGTTGACTGCAGAATTGCCTACTGACGAAAGATATGAAATATCAGAAGTTGGAATATATTCTGCTGGAGCCAACCCTTCTGCTGGAGCGTATGACTCTAGATCGTTGTTTGCTTTTACTGTAAACGAAAACTGGGAATATCATAATCAAACATCTTCTACTAAATTAGATGTGATTTATGAACCTTTAGGAGAAAACAATACTATAGATCAAACTCTTAAAGCATTTCAAACAAACTCAGACAATGTTGTATTTACTGATTCCAATAGAACATCTAGATATGAACGAGCAAGATTTTTTAATAATATAGTTATGATGAGAGGTGATTCAGCAAATTTAACGGTATTGGATAATCATCTACAAATAAATTCTGGATCAGATCATATACATTTATTGGGAACATCTTTGGATTTTAATAAAAATATACCAACCGATCAAATTAAATTAGCATTTAGTATAATAAATAAAGATCCCGATCCATCAATTATTCCAGATGAGGTACGTATATTATTAGAGTTTTCTGAAACAGACGAGTCTGGCTCTGGTCAGTGGGCTAGATTTGAAGTGGTAATGAATTCAAATGATTATGATTTTGCAAATAATAGATACTATGTAATAACAAAAGAACTACAAGAATTATACAAAAGTACAGGTTTTACATGGAATAATGTTAGTATTGTAAAAATATATACAACAATAATTAATAATAACGCACCGTCTTCAGATTTTTATGTTGGACTAGATGCAATTAGGTTTGAAAATATTTCTACAACAAATCCAGTTTATGGATTAACTGGGTATACTGTTTTAAAAAATGCTAATGCAGCAACTATTGTTAAGGCTGCAAATACTACAAACTATATAGAGTTTAGATTTGCAATGGATGTGCAGTAATGTCATCACCAGATCAAGGTATTAAAAAAATTATTATACCTAAATCTAAGTTACCAGGATTTTTTGGAGAAAATAAAACATATATTTTGAAATATAGATTTATTTCTGAAGACAAAAATAGAACGTCTCACTGGTCCCCAGTGTATAAAATAATTGCTGAAGATACTCCAATAGAAATCTTAAATAGTTTAATAATTGATACAACTAATCGTGTTGTTAATTTAACATGGGAGCCTCAAGCAAATATTGAGGAATATTATATATATGTTAAATGGAACAATGGAAACTGGAATTATTATTCAAAAACATCTCAAACAAATTATTCTATAGTATATTCACCAGACAAAGAATATATAAATGTTGCAATTCAAACAAAGACAATCCCTCTTCAAAAATTTAGCAATGCAACATTATTTGAAAATGAGGGAAGTCTGATATAATTAGACAGGAGGAATCATGGCAAAAATACCATTACCAGAATTAGGTCAACCACTTGATGTTTCATATATTTATCAAATTGCTAATGCAATTAATGAATTATCACTTCAGGTTTCACCAGCAATATATAAATATGTTACAGTAGATGTTCCTGGAGGCGTATCTCAAAATGCTAAGGCTTCTGAAACTAGAATTATTGCAGGATATACAGACGTTGTTAAAAGTTCAAATCAAAGCGTAGGAAGTCAACAGCCATTCTCTTATAGTTTTGCAGCAGATTTTAAGTTTGCTCCAATAGTAACTGCCACTCCAATAAATATTGGTGGAACAGAGGCAGGTAAAAATGTTTCAGTTGTAATAAAAAGTATTACAACATCAAAGGTAGATGGGGTTGTTAACTTTAACTCTAGCGGAGATGTTTCTATTGGCGTTAATTTAATTATCGTCGGTATGCCCAATTAATGATTAGATGTAAAAAATGTTCAAGATATATGATGATAGACAGAGTTTTTACCTCTCTTTCTCATATAGAAATATATTGTTTTATTTGTGGATCAAGAAGATTTTTTCATCCACCGTCTGAGACAGAGGAAGGCAGATGGCTATTAAAAAAGGAATTAGATCGAGCGAAGATTACAACCTCTCCCCTGTAATTGTGGGAAGTAAAAAAATTTGGTTTTTAAATAAAAATTTAGTTAGGGTTATTCATTATAACAGATCAAATGGTATAATGTCAATTTATAATATAACAAAAGATAAAACTGAAAGTTGTTTAATAAAAGAATTTAAAAATAAAAGAGAAAGAGCATATACTGTATCAGAAACTGCAGATCTTGTCAATAGACATAGAAAATATATGCCAACATTAATGAAACGTGGAATTATTCCAAATCCTATTGGAGCACAAAAAGACGGTAAGCGTGGATGGCAAGTAAGATCTTATTATTCTGAGTCGCAAGTTAGAGAGATTCGTGATATACTGGCTACGTACCATATTGGAAGACCAAGAAAAGATAATTTAATAACAAATGATATTACTCCCACAAAAGCAGAATTGACACGTAGAATGGGAGATGGTATACTAACATATACGAAGACTGAAGATGGTAGATTTATACCAATTTGGTCAGAATCAATATAATAGAAGGGTATGAAATGGAAGAAACAAAAATATCAGTAACACTTGGTTATACGCAGAACTTAGGAAACTTTCAGTCTTTAAGATTAGATCTTGGCATAGTAGACTCAAGACGTGATGGAGAAACTGTAGATCAGGCATTTGAGCGTGTTTATAAATTTGTTGAAGATAAGTTAACAGAAAAAGTAGCAGAAGCAAAGGTTGAAATAGAAGAAGGCAATTAGTGTGACTGATAAACAGAAGCGATTGGCTCTGTTGAGTAGGTTTGATAAACACTATAAGTTTAAACTAGGACAGAAGCCACAGTATAACAAATGGATTGAGCAGTGGTCTGCTGATGCACTTATTGAATCATATAGTCTTGAAACTTGCTATGAGTTATTAGATTATTATTTTGAGGTAACAGAAAATCCTACATGGAATCATTTTGCTTATATAGCACATGATATACTAGAAGCAAAGCAGCAATATGTAAAAGATATAGAAGATAGAGCAGAGCGCAGAAAAAAGGCTAAGGAGTGGTTGGATGAATAATACAGAATCCAAATTAATCTCAGCCGTACTAAAAGATAAGCAAGCCCATGTTTTACTACAAGCAAATATAGAAAACATTTTAATTACACATGTAGATGTATGGCAGTTTATTAGAAAGTATTATGAGCACAATGCCACGGTTCCTCCAACAGAATTAGTTATAGAAAAGTTTAGAGATTTTGAATTAGTTGATAATATAGGATCTACCAAACATCATTTAGAAGAATTACAAGCAGAATATCTTACAAATAGTCTTAAAGATATTATTAGATCTGCTGCAACAGATGTACAGGGCGGACAAGGTCTTGATGCACTTGAATCTTTAATTACAAAAACTGCAGAACTAAGAAAAAATACAGCAGCAATTCGTGATATTGATGTGACAGACTTAGACTCTGCTGTTGCATACTTTGAAAATTTAAAGAAGCAGCAAGAGGCTGGAGCACTAGGAATAAAAACTGGGCTTCCAGGATTTGATAATTATTTACCGTCTGGAATCATGCCAGGGCAGTTAGGAGTCTTTCTTGCATATCCAGGCATAGGAAAGTCCTGGTTGTCTCTCTATTTCGCTGTACAGGCCTGGAAACAGGGTCGTAGCCCAATGATCATAAGTCTTGAAATGTCTGAAGTAGAAGTTCGCAATCGTGTATTTGCAATTATGGGTGAGGGAGTATGGTCTCATAGAAAGTTAAGTGCTGGACAGGTTGAAATGGACATGCTAAAGTCTTGGCATACTAAACACGTTAGCGGTAAACCAGAGTTTCATATTATATCTAATGATACTGGTGGTGATATTACTCCATTAGTTTTACGAGGAAAGATTGATCAATATAAACCAGATTTTGTTATTGTTGACTATTTGCAGTTAATGTCTCCAAATCAAAAGTCTGATAACGAAACTATTCGTATGAAAAATCTATCTCGTGAATTAAAATTAATGGCAATTGCAGAAGAAGTACCAATTATTGCTATTTCCTCTGCTACCCCTGATGATGTTACTAAACTTGAAACCGTGCCAACCCTTGGTCAAACTGCATGGTCTCGTCAGATTGCCTATGATGCAGACTGGGTACTTGCGTTGGGTAGAGGGAATAATAGCGATATTATTGAATGTGTATTCCGTAAGAATCGTAACGGTTTTATGGGAGAATTCTTGGTTCAGGCTGATTTTGACAAGGGATACTATAGGTATAAGGATTATGAAGATAAGTCAGTATAATATGCAACATGGAAACATTTCCGCACAAGGCGATAAAGCGGTTTGGGCTAGACGGAATCATAGCAGATGACTCAGCCATATACAGACTACAGCAAGAATATATCAGATTACTGGTATCAGAAATGCGCCTATCTGGATATGCTCCAAGATTTGATATTGATCCAGAATTTACATTATCTTATAATGAACAAAAAAATTATTTTGAATTTGCATTAAGCGTATATGGAATATATATAGGGAGAAAAAAGGCAGAATGGATACTAGGGATAGACGGAACCAGACCAATTTATACACAGCCAGCCAAGTTAAAAGAGTACTCTCAGGGTCTGGCGTAACTGTAGAAAAAGAATCAGAGTCTGAGTATATAGTATTTTGTCCATTTCATTCTAACCATCGCACCCCTGCTGGAGAAATAAATAAATATAGCGGATTGTTTTTTTGTTTTTCTTGTGGAAAAACTGCAGACTTAATAGAGTTGGTAATGCATTTTTCAAATAGGACATATTTTGAGTCTGTTAGATTTATCAAAAGTAAAGAAGTCGAAGTAGATATTTTATCTGAGATAAATTCTAAGTTGGTGGAAAAAGAAGAGTGGAAAGAGTTTGATTTTTCTATAGTTCAAAGATTACATGAACAGGCTCTTGTTTCTGAAAGAGCAAAAGAATATTTTGTTAAAAGAAAAATTACAAAGGACTCTGCAATAAAGTTTAAACTGGGATATTCTGAAACACAAGATATGATATCCATTCCAGTTCATAACCACGAGGGACTATGTGTTGGCTTTGTTGCAAGATCGATAGAAGGAAAAGACTTTAAAAATACTCCAAAACTTCCTAAATCTAAATTACTATTTAATCTTAATAGAGTAAAGACTGCTTCTAAAGTTTATGTAGTTGAGTCTTCCTTTGATGCAATAAGATTAGATCAGGTAGGCTTTCCAGCAGTGGCAACTTTAGGAGCCAATGTTTCCACAAAACAATTAGATTTACTTGAAAAGTATTTTTCTGATATAATTGTTATTGCTGATAATGATGAGGCTGGTTCAAATATGAAAGACAGACTTATTAAAAGATTTGGTTCTAGTATTTCTATAATTAATATAGACCCTAGATATAAAGACATTGGGGAGATGGAGGATGAAGAGATAATTAAACTAAGTCATGATTTTGATAAATCTATCCTATCTCTTTTAAGTTAAAATGAAAAAAAATAATATGGAATGGCTACAAGCATTAAAAACAATGGGCCATAAAGAATATTGGACAAAAGCAAATACTGTAGAATTTTTTGCATTTGTTGCAAAAGCATCAATTATTTTCCCTGGGCTATTATTTGGAAAGGAAATTTGGTGGCTATATATTTTTGCTTTAGTTTCAAGCGTCGGATTGATCTGGTCTTCAACAGTAAAAACAATACCAACCCTCATATGGTTTAATATATTGTGGTGCATCCTTGCTGTTATTTATATTGCTAAGTATTTCGGTTTAATCCTATGAAGATAGTAGTTATTGGTGGCGGTACTGCTGGGTATTTAGCAGCACTTACTATTAAACATAAATATAAGAATGCTGATATTACAATAATTGATAGTTCTAAAATAGGTGTTTTAGGTGCTGGAGAAGGAACAACTTCCAACTTTAAATATATCTTTGATAATTTAGGGTTGCCACTAGATGAGTTTATAGAGCATACAGGGGCAACACTAAAAAATGGAATAAGATTTACTGGGTGGTCTAAAAATAATAAATCATATTTCCATCCTTTAACAAACTACATATCAGATAGTGATGAAGATAGGCATTCTGCATTAGAGCAATTTAGGCTTGCTTCTATAGAATTAATGTCACAAGATAAAAACCTTGATGATATAAATAAAGGTTTGTCAGCAACTCTCTCAAATACACTTTCCTGGCCATATATTGGATGGCACCTTGATGCAATTAAACTTGCTGAGTTTTTTAGAAAACATTCTGAATTGCGTGGAATAAAAGTTATTGACGATGTATTCACATACTTTGGAGAGTTTGAAGGAAACATTAGTGTAGTCCATACGGAAAAAGGAACCTACGACTGTAACTTTGTGATAGATGCAACAGGTTTTAAAAGTCTAGTTGTTGGAAAACACTTACAGGCAGAGTGGGTAGACACATCTAAAAGTTTGCCATGCACTAAGGCCCTAGCATTCTTTTTGCCACAAGATAAAAATTATTCTTTATGTACAGAGATAATTGCAATGAAGTACGGATGGGTATGGAAGACACCACTGAAACATAGATATGGCTGTGGATATGTTTATGATCCATCATACATAAATAAAGAGCAGGCAGAACAAGAAATATATGATTTATTTAAAAAAGAAGATGTAAAAATAGTAAATCATTTTGATTTTATTCCAGGTTACTATAAGAATCCATGGTCTAAAAATTGTTTATCTGTAGGACTTGCTTCTGGATTTTTTGAGCCTTTACATGCAACATCAATTATGTTAACTATTTATATGATGAGTCTTTTTATATCTGATGAATTTTTAAATAAATTTATAAAAGAAAAAGATTATTCAGTAATAGAAAAGTATAATAATAAAATAATAGAAAAAAATAAAGAACTGTTAGGTTTTATATATATTCATTATTTAACTGATAGAGATGACACAGATTTTTGGAAAAATTTTAAACAAAAAAATGTTGTTCCAGAATATGCCAAAATAGTATTATCTGAATTAGATGATAATCGTATATCTGATTTTATTATTAAAAATAATAATAAAACATTCGGATATCAGTCTTGGATGACAACCTATGTTGGAACAGGACAGTTTAATAAAAATAATACAGTTTCTAATTTGCAAACAAGACAAGCATATGATAAACTGTATAAAGAGGCAAAAGAGTTTAGAGGAATAGAGATAGAAGAATATTTTAATAAATATAACTCAATTACTTGACAAACAAAATTTGCTAGTATATAATATAATAAACAAAGGAGAAAACTATGAGCG